GTATATTGTTGATATTCTCCGTGATAAACTGGACCCTGCTGTCCAGCCAGCAGAGATTATTAAAATTTATAAAAAATACAAACCTAGAAAAATGAAAATAGAAACTGTGGGCTACCAAGAGGCACTACGGAGCAACGTAAGAAAACAGATGGCTGACGAGGGGTTATATATACCCGGACTCGAAAAAGGCATAAAACCAAGACAAAGAAAATCCGAACGATTGTTGTCCTTGGTTGCCCCCTTAGCTAGGGGTGAGTTCTTTTTTAGAAATGAAGATATTCACGCACAGCAAGAGTTTCTATCTTATCCTAGAGGTAAGCACGATGATATATTAGACGCTATCTATTACGCAATAGATGGAGTAAGACCTTGCAGACGTAAAGAGTTTGTAAAAGGAGAAGTTAAGTCTAAACCTAGAAAAATACTTGACTGGATGACAATGTAAGTTGTAAGTTCGCCCCAATGGCGTACGTAGAGAGAGAAGGCGAAGTCCCCGAGGACATCGTTGAAAAAACACAATCATTATTTAAATCTTATTCTAATAAGAGGGAACTCTGGGCTGAACAGGCTCAAGAGGATGCTGAATTTCGTTTAGGAAGACAGTGGTCCCAAGAACAAGAAAAAACTTTACTGGAGAGGGGTCAAGCACCTCTTGTAGTAAACAGAATCCATCCAGCAGTAGAAGCCGCAAAGGCACTTCTTACTTCAGGAAGACCACAATTCAGAGTATCACCGAGAGAAGATTCCGACAATAAAGTAGCACAAGTCTTCAATGGTTTACTAGAATATATGTGGTACATATCAGATGGGACTCAGGCACTCCGTAACTGCATAGACGACTACTATACGATGGGTATGGGAGCTATGATGGTTTATATTGACCCCTTAAAAGATTATGGGCGTGGTGAAGTTTGTATTCACGATATAGACCCACTTGATGTATATATAGACCCTAACTCTAGAGATAGATTAGCAAATGATGCTGAAAACATTATTGTTAGTAGAATGTTTACTAAGGAACAAGCTCAAGCTATGTATCCGCAATACGAGGAGGCAATTAAAAATGCCGAGTCTGATTTACATACTGATAGACCCACTACACAACGAGTTGATAATAAAGGTATTGTGTTTCCAGAAGACACTGCCACAAAAACTGATATTAATTTTGGAGATAGCTCCGAATATATAAGAGGTTACGAGCGTTACTATAAAGTATGGGTTAAAAGATATCACGTAAAAAACAATATAGAAAGTCGTGAAGAAGTTTTTATTGAAGATGAAATGGAAGAGTACCTTGCTAGACCTGCTGTAAAGATTAACGGTCAGCCAATGACAGATGCTGTAAAAGCTCAGGGTATCATAGAACAGCTTATGGCTCAATATGAGCAAGGAGTTCAACAAGCTGAAATGGAAGGAATTGACCCTCCACAACTACCTCAGATAGAGGAAATAACACACGCAGATTTAATTGCAGAAGGATTAATTGAGACCGTGTCGGTTCCAGTACAAAGGGTAAAACAGTGCGTCATTATGGGAGACAAATATCTCTACTCCCGGATACTGCCTATGGAACATTATCCTGTTGTAGTCTTTATGAATATTCACACTAGAACACCCTACCCGGTATCTGATGTCCGAATGGTGAAAGATATGCAAGAGTATATAAATAAGACACGGTCTCTTATTATTGCACACGCAACAACAAGTACAAATACAAAGATTTTAATACCTAGTGGTTCTGTAGATATGCAGGACTTTGAACAAAGATGGGCTCAACCGGGAGTTGCAATAGAAGTTGATATGGATTCTGGAGCACCTCAACCTGTACAGCCTACACCATTACCTAATACATTATATCAGAATGAGCAAGTAGCTAAACAAGACATAGACCACGCATTGGGACTATACGAACTTATGCAAGGAAATGCACAAGCCGCACCTCATACTTATAAAGCTACTGTTAGCTTAGATGAGTTTGGTCAAAGAAAGATTAAATCTAAATTGCAAGATATAGAAACTGGATTAGTTAGGATTGCTAAGGTAGCTATACCTCTAATGCAACAACTATACCAAGCTGAAAAAGTAGTTAGGATTGTACAACCTAATAACAGTTTAACTGAAGTAGCTATAAACAAAAAGTTATATGATGATAAAACTGGGGAGATAAGTGTAATAAATGATATATCCAGAGGTAGTTTTGATGTTGTCGTTGTTACTGGGTCTACGTTACCAACTAATCGTTATGCACAGCTTGAAATGTATATGGATGCTTATGAAAAAGGTATTATTGATAAGAAAGAAGTCTTAAAGAAGACTGAAGTATTTGATATGGAGGGAATCTTGGAAAGAACAGATTTAGTTGGACAATTACAAGGACAAGTTAAACAACAGCAAGAAACAATTAAAAGATTACAGGGTGATATGCAGACTCGTGAAAGAGAAGTATACCACGCTAAGCAAAGAGCTGAATTAGAAAAGTTTAAGAGCGGACTCGATAAAACCTCAACCCAGTCTAAGTCGGCTGGCAGGTTATTCGAAAAACGCCTTGATGACGCCTTGGGACAGGTAAAGAGCGAAGTACGGAATACCGTAGCTCAACAAAAAAAAGAAAGTAGCACCTCTAGGTCCTAATAGAGCCTACAAATTGAAAAGGACAAACTAATGGAAGATGCATTCGCTCCGGATACTCCGGACACCGATATAGTTCAACCTGACGTAAGTCAAGAGACTGAAATGACACCTGAATCTGTATTTGATAAGACTCAGGATAAATCTGCTCTGGTAGATGAATTTTTCCGTGCAAATAAGGTAGAGGAAACTCAACCTAATTCTAGTGAGCCTTCCCCTGTGGAGATACCTCGCCAAGAAGCGGCAGAACCTACTGATGTTGATAACGATGTTAAGCGTTACCAATACTGGCAAAGTGAAGCTGATAAAGCTCGTAATGAGAAAATGGAAATGGAGTCTCGACTTCAAGCTCTAGAATCTCAACAAGCCCAACCTCTTCAGCCAGAAAACATAGAACCAGAACCTGAAGAACAGTTTCCTGACCCACCAATGAAGCCGGGTAAACCTCGTGGATTTAATAGGTCGGAAGCTATGGATGACCCTAGTTCTGAATCAGCACAGTATCTTGAAGAAGTAGATAACTGGCGTGATAGTATGGATGAGTATAATAGATTGCATACTCAGTACACGACAGCGGTAGTACAAGAAGAGAGAGAAAGGTTGGTACAAGAGAGGGAAGATATTCTTAGGCAAAATGCTGAACAAGAACAGATTCGTACAAATATGGAACAAATGGGACAACATCTTAATAAAACATACGGAGCATCTCAAGACGAGATAAACCAATTTGTTAAAGTGATGGACGACCCTAACAACATAACTGTCGACAACTTGTTTCAACTCTACAGAATGCAGAATGGAGGAGCTGAACAAGCTCCGGTAACTCAAACTGCTCCAAATGAAAGTTTTGAACAGAGAAAAAGAGCACAACAAGTACCAACCCCAATGGGTGTAGTACCGTCTCAAAACTCTGCTTCATCATCTGGAAGTGACTCAGTAATGGACTCTATGATTAGTGATTACAAAAGCAAGAATCCTTTCGGTTAAGGATTCAACTAACTAAGGAGTAACTAAATGGCTAACGCTTTTAGTAACAGTACTGGTGTCGCACCGCAAGGTGTAAGCATCAACGACTCCCGCCGAATTTATAATTTTGGCGAGAGAGTATCTGAACTAGCTCCTCAGCAGTCACCGTTTTTTGTCTATCTTAGCAAAGTTGCGAAGGAGTCCACTGATGACCCCGTTTTCAAATTTCTTGAACAACGTCATCAATGGCAACGTAGAAACTTTGTAGTTCAGACAGATGGTGCCGCTGTGGTAAAAGGTGCAGATACAACTTATCAACTTACTTGTGATTATGACAAGTATGGTAACAGTGTAGCATCTGCCGCACCTCAATTCTTAATTGTTGGACAAGTACTTAGAGTAGCTGGTAAAGCTGTTAAAGTCAAGTCTATTGAGAACATAGGTGATGGTATAGGAGCCACATTTGCAGGTGGTTCTTCTGCCGCTAACAAACTAACAAGAACTGACATCACTGTCACAGCATTAGAAGCTATTTTAGAAGCTGATGTTGAGACTGGTGCTAAAGGTCAAGTAATTGGTAGTGCGTGGGGTGAAGGAACAGACGACCCTGATGGCTGGAAAGATGAGCTATATTCTAGGGAAGGTTATTGTCAGATTTTTAAAACTGGCATTCAGCTTTTCTCAGGTACAGCTTTGGCAACTCGCTATAGAGGACGTCCTGATGAATACCGCAGAGTGTGGTCTTCAAAGTTAATGGAGCACAAAATGGATATCGAACACGCTATGCTGTTTGGTGTTGGTGCTTCTAACGGTGAAGCCGCTGGTGCCGCTCCTGTGAGATATACTCACGGAATCGTACCTTACACTGAAGCAAATGGTAAAGTTATGAACTTTAGTTATTCTGGTTCTACTTACGACACTTTTATCGACCATATGGAGTCTTTTTTCGCTCCTGAGACTGGTAATAGTGGAGATAAGTTGGTACTAGCATCTCGTAAAGTTATGGCTTGGTTGCAGAAGTTAGCTGGAGATGGGTTCTTAAAGAACTCTGTAGGTACTAGCTCTTATAAGCTAGATGTACAGAACATCGCTGGTGAGTTCGGTCATCAAGTAACAAAGGTTAATACAATCTTTGGTAACTTGCACTTCACTGCTGAACCATTGTTTAGAAACCAAGACGAAAACATTGCACTTGCTGTTGATTTAGCAAATGTAAAGTATCGTCCATTAGCTGGTAATGGCGTATCAAGAGATACTCACATTATGACTAATGTACAGAATAATAACGTAGATGGAAGAAAAGATATGATTCTAACCGAAGCCGGTTTAGAAATCAGTCTACCTGAAACTCACGCTATTATGAAGTTCGGTTCTTAACGGAAGTTGAGTATATTATGGGGGGTCTTCGGACCCCCTGTATAACTAAGAGAGAATATGTCATTTACAACTAGAATACAAAACTATACTAATAGCACATCAGGAGAAAATGTAACAGATGCTTTAAAAAAGGGTGTTGATTACGTTATAGGAGTTGTTAATAGCAACAACCCTGATATGCTTAGATTATTTGCTTATAAGATTGATTTAAATATGAACGGTGTTCAGGCACTTGAAGTATTAGAGCAATTTAATCTTAGTCACCTTGTTGATGTAAAAAGAGGAACTAAGTTTTGTAGACCAGTTACAGATAGACAAATAGAAGATGTGCTTGATTCTAGTAGTATATATTTTGCTTTAGAAACAAACCCTGTCTATTTTATGGATGGAGCAGGAAAATTAACAATAGCTCCAAGTGCTAATGGTAGTAATAAGGGTACTTTATATGGAGTAGCTCACTCAAGAGGTAGAAGTATAGATGATACAAATGAAGCTGTAAGAAATACTGGCTGGTCTTTTGGTGGAGTAAGTCACATAGCTCCTAGTACTAATCATTCTTTTCCTAAAATAATGCACGAGTTATTAGTAATGCATTCAGCAGAATGTATTTTAATGGAAAGACTGGCTGATTTTAGAACAAGTATTCCAGCAGGTTTAGATGCTGAGTGGACAGATGCTTTAGCTAAAGCTAAAAAACTATTTGATGATGGAGCTAATATACAAGGTGATAATGCTGGTGCTAGTATGAGTGTACAATACTGGTTAAATGATGAAGATGAAGATATGGCTGAGACAACTATACAAGCTATTAGTTCTGAATTAGGAAGAGCTAGTCAATATAATGCTAAATTTAAAGCAGACCTTGAAAGATTAACAGTTGATTATCAATGGACTCAGGGTCAAATACAAATGTTAAACCAAAAGAAACAAGAATTTATTGCAACTCATATAAATATTGGACCTCAAGGTAGTCCAGAGGGAGAATCTAAAGTATGAAGTTAAAAGAAATGATAGAAAGAGTTCAACAGCATCATCCTGATATGGGAGCTGTAGAAGTAATAAGAGGGTTAAATGATGCCTTAAATGATTTTGGTTCAAGAACAGAGATGATAGAATCTGTAGACCAATTTAATATAACAAATTTACAAGTAGGTGGAAGCACTGACGCTAAAGCTGGACAAAGAGTTTATCCATTAAAAAAGCATATTATTAAGATAAAAGCTGTAGATTACGATGGTAAATCCATTAAAAAATTATTACGTAGACCAATAGAGAGAGATTTAATATAGTGGAACGTAGCAACGTAAACTTAAGTCAAGAAGTATGGTGGGTTGAAAGAGACTCACTTCTTATTGCATATTATGATGCAGGTAGTGCTAAATTTACAAATTTAACAGACACTAGTAAGAAAGTTAATATACTTTACATACAAAGACCTGATAAGTTTTTAATACCCAATGAAACACCTGAAAGAGACGGGTTTCTAGCTTCTGATACATACTTAGGAATTGTACTTAGTAACGCAAGCCCTCCTCTTGTTACAACTGCTACTTTTATAAATCAAGAATGTGAAATACCAGAACAATTTCACGAAGCATTACTTAATAGAGTAATAGCAAATGGATACGAGAGAAAAGTAGAGACAATACCTTTAGCTCAGTATTTTCATAAAAAATATGAAGAAGGCGTTCGCAAAGGCAGAGCGTATTCTTATAAAGGTAGGGATGGTTCTAAGATTAGCATAACTCCGAGTGATTTCTAATGTCAAATGTAGCCTTTAACACACTTAATAAAACATTCAATCAAATAAACTTTCCATTTACAAACATCGTACTTGGAGCTGTTTTATATGGTACGCCCACTACAAGAGTAGCTAAAGTAGGCTCCCCTACGTTAGTTAGGGTAAAATTTCCAACAGCACCTGTTTTAAATAGAATAAGTAAACCAGTTGCACCAACTTTTACAAGGATACAGTAATGTCAGAAGCTTGGACTAGAAAAGAAGGTAAATCTAAATCAGGTGGTTTAAATGCTAAAGGTAGAGCTAGTTACAAAAAAGGAACTTTAAAAGCTCCAGTAACTAAAAAGAATCCTACTGGTAAAGCTAAGGCAAGGCGTAAAAGCTTTTGTGCAAGAATGTGTGGTATGAAAAAAAGACTTACTGGGGCAAAAGCTAGAAACGACCCTAAGAGTAGAATTAACTTAGCATTAAAGAAGTGGAGATGTAATTGCGGTTCAGTCTCTAAATCAAATGCTGTAAAGAAAGCAAAGAGCTTATAATGGCTGGTAAAGGCGGTTTAATAAGTTGGATGTTTGGTGGTAAAAGATACTCAGGTAGACTTATACCAAGTAGAGAAACAGCTACGCATAGGTTTGCTAGAACGCACAATGGAAAAATTAAAAAGTTACCTAAGAGAGGGAAGTAATGGCAGGAAGTTTATCAAGTCCTAATTTAGTTAAAGATGTATATACTAAGCTTGTTTGGTATAACACAAGTGATGGTAAAATGTACAGAGATAATGGTTCTGCTGACGTAGAGGTGTTACCTGACTTAGTATCTGGAAATATTTTAAAACATCAAACAAGTAGTTCTGTATCATCAGGAGACTTGTTTCAAATCTTAAATAGTAGCACAGAAGTGTTCTCTGTAGATTATCAGGGAGCAGTGCACTTAAAACCAAGAACATCGGCACCATCTGACAACTCTGAAGGGACTGTTTATTATGACAGCTCTGAAGATTCATTGATGGTATCAATAGAAGAATAGGAGAACACTATGGCAAAAGTGTGGAAAAAACTCCAGCGGTCAGATGCAGATTACACAGGAAATGTAACTGGTACGGTCGATGGAGAATCAGCAGGTAATATTAAAACAAAAGCAATCGCAGGAGCGGC